AAGCGCACGTATTTGTGTACGGCTCATTCTGTGACGTTGAACAACATACTCAGCATCATGCATGCTACGTGCATCAGGATCTGGGTACATATTCCAAATAGAGACGGATTCTACCTTTGGGATAGTCTTAAATGTAGGATCATACTCGCCTTTGTCGTTCCAGCGGGGATATTCTTTGTCTGCTGCAAACGGACCCTTTAGAATACCTGTACCAAACAGAGAACACTCGAATGCTACGGAGCGTAAGTGCTTGTCAGCGTCAGATTCCTCGAGCTGATCATGTATCATGCCTTCCATAAGTCGTGCAGACTTCTTGGCAGGTTCAAATGTAGCAGACGTAGGTGTAGCACCCGGCCCATCTTGCAAAGAATCCTTAACTGGATCTAGTCTGTCTTTATATGGACCTGCCTTTTCCAATAACTCCGGGCGAGGACTAATAGGACGTAGAGGTGATTTACCATCTGGGCCAGTTTGTGTCTGTGCCTCAAAGTGCATAGACTTAGAAGCCCCTTCGGGATACCGAGATGCCTCGATACCAATAGGAAACTTGCTGCCAGCGAAGAGTACGTCCGTAACCTGTGCATAAGCAGCCAAAACCTTGGTCTTCGTAATCTTAATAAATGCTTTGGACTTCTCTGTGTCCGTAAATTGTACTTCTGGACCGTATATACCACGGTAATTGCGGTAGGCCATCAGCCAGCGATCTTCGTCGGATTCACGTCTTGTTTTAGAACGCTCGTAGCGTTCCCGGACATGAGCAACCAGACCAGAAAACTCGATGTTTTCTTCTTCTACGTTACCATCTTCTTCCAGAGCCACAACATTAGTATTTTCTGTAGGTGTATCTGGTGAGATATCTTCCGGTCTAGTCATTAAAGCCATATTAGTATCCAAATACTGAGTCAGAGGGTTGCCATCTGTTTATGGGTTTGTCTCCAAAATCAAATGGTGAGAATGCTTTAGGACGGGACATGATGCCGTAGCGTATCGAGTCGTAAGCGTGGTCAGAGGCATATCTAGGATCGATATCGTCTGTACCTTTGGGGTCTGTAGGGATGACAGGTAGATCTGCAATGATCTGTCGGCAGTTGTTGAAAAATACTATGCCGGGTATTTCTGTCTCTTCATCTACTTTTAGTAATTCATGTAATCTGTTCTTGCCAGCTACCCTAGCCCCTGCAGATCGATCAGATGGACGCCATCGACATCCCTCGGAAATCATTTCTTCTGCAATACTAGGACCAATTTGCCCTCGGTTATGCCAACATGAACTGTCTAGGATTCCGTACTGTATGTTATCGCCTTCTTCAGCACTTAGTACGGCTTTAGCTAAATCCCTACCAGTGTGCTTACTAAGGTACAGTTCACGGTAAACATAAAGTGTTTCGTAACTGGGGTCAATAGCAAACCAGTGTACCGCACTATAAGAACTGTAACCGAAGTCTGCGGACCTAAATCTGCGCCACTCGTGTGGTATCTCAAACGGTTCGCATACATGAGTTAGTTGTCTAAACTCGCTGAACGCAGCCCCGTCAGCCACCGCCCAATCGCCATCTAGTAATTGCCGCCTTTGCATTTCAGGCAGAGATAACAAGTTGGCTTCGTATGTACCTTCTTTGTATAGGTACGGGTTATCTTTAAGTGTTGCAGGAATAAACCTACGTTGAAATAAGGGCTGACCTGCCTTTTCGTGGTTATCCGGGTATCTTAAAACTTCACCCGATTCAATGTCAGTAGCATTAAAAGCACTACCAGCGGGGGCAGGATCTACGAAGGCCTTCTTAACCCATTGATGACCGGGGCCGCCCGGGTTGCTTGTCGCCCGAAGAAATACGGGCAGGTCAGGATTAGTTGTACGAAGTCGTGATCGAAGATATTGCCAGCTAAATGGCGTGGCATACTGAGTGAGTTCGTCCACTCCGATGTAACTAAATGCCTGACCCTGATATCTTAGAACGTCTTCATCACGTTCCAGATATGTCATCCATAACTTAGCTCCACTTGGAAACGTCCATTGGCTTTTCTTCTCCGCCCATTTCGCTCCCGGGTACGCTTTCGGATACAGCTCTTGGCTCTTCCAGACCAATTCACGGAGTTCATCATTCGTCCTTCTAAGGATGAGTCCGTTGAAATCAGGTACTGAAAAATATCGTAGGGGATCTGCGAGGAGTCCGTATGACTTACCGCCTCCTGCTGCCCCGCCGTAGAGCACTTCTCTTTCCGGTGCCGCCAAAAACTCTGTCTGTGGTCCGGGGTTTGGTTTGAATATGACTTCACGTTCTTGAGGTGTGGCCTCAAAGTCTAATCCTTCACTGACGCCTTGGTAGGGTTGCATCAAGCCCTCTTCAGGCTTTTGTTTTTCCTTCAGCTTATTCTCAGCCATAGTTCTCATACGCTTGGCGTCTGAAATTCTACGTTTAAGTTTAGCTTCAGCTTTATCTGATGCAGTCTTCGGCTTGCGTTTCCGGTTCTGTTTGTTCAGATCCTTCTGACGCTTGCTATCCCCACCTTTATGCATCCGCCATAAGTTGCTGATGCCCTGATGGGAAATCCGTACCCCTGTCTGTTCAGAAACCCAGTGTGCAGTTTCTCGTAGGGAGTGTCCATTTTCAAGGTAAACGAAGGCCTGTTCTACTACCTCTACCTGTTCTTGGTCAGGGAGTAATACTAGAGGATCATCTTCACTTGCCTTATAGGCGTAAGGTATCTTTGCGGTAGGATTGTGCCTACTCTTCTGTTCCCATTTCATCTATATCGGTCTTCTTTGGGGGCAAGATGAACAGTCCGTTCTCCGGTCCTGTTACCTCGACTTGCTCTTTCTTAACCAGACCAGTGCGGTCTAGAATTTCACGAGCTGCTGCAACTGAGTTCCGTGCGCCCATAGCACTCGGATCGTCTAACACTCCCACAATACCAAAGGCTGCTTTTGGCGCATTCATCGCCAGAACCATAGATGCCTTTTCAGTAATCTGTTCTTTAAGTGGACCTACGACTTCTGCGATCTTTGTAGTGTCCGAATATCCAGCCATTCGCATGGCTTCCCTGATGTTCCCTTTGGCATCTGTAATCAATGCATCTAGGAATATCTCCTGCTTCTCTGTCAGTTTCTTTTCTTTAACTAATGGTGTCATCCCATCGTCCTCATATAAACGAAACCAGCTCCTATGGTTGCTGTGAATACTATCCACCAAATGCGCTCAAAGAACTGGAGCTTGTGGCCTCGTGTAGCAGTCAGTTCATCCAGCTTCTGGATACGCTCCCACATCATCTTTTGCTGATCATCAATATTATCCATGCGTTTAAACACAGTGATCATCCGCTCTTCCATACGGGCTAAAGTCACGACTGCATTGGATAATGCGTCCAATTTATCCTCAATCCGAGTGAGGCGATCATCATCCACAGCTAAGTCTTCTTCTTTTTCTTCGGCCAGCCAGCTTTCATGTTCTTGTAGGCTTTGGGAGAAACAGTTGACTTCTTTTTACTGCGAGATGTACCCGCCTTTTTTCGCTTATTGATGTTTTCTACTAATGACATTATTTGCGCCTCGATTTCTTACCTGAACATTTCCATTTTTTGCGAGACAACCGAAGCGGACTATTAGGATCTTTGGCTGCCGCTGGATGTTTCTTCATCTGACCCGCAGATCGAGCACAGTAGGAGTCACCCTTCTTAGTACCCGGAGATATCTTGTATCCCTTGGCACCATATTTCACGGTCTTCTTGCGTCCTGTCTTGGGATTCTTAACCGTCTTGGAAAATTTCTTATCGCCTTTAGCCATAAGTCCTCACATCTTATAAACGTAGAATAGGTAGGCACCGCCAACTGCCACACTTAGGAATAATACTGAGCCAAATAGGATAGACAGGTTTTCAATTAGGTCTTCCCTGTCCTTTTTCCTTTTCTTCTCAGCTTCCCTTCGTGCCTTACGGGCTTCGGCTTGATATTCGACCCATGAGTCGTATAAACCGGGGCGGCCATAGAGCCTCATGTGGGACTCGAGTTGGCGGCGTTGCTCTTTGATCTTGTCTAGGGCAATAAAGGACTCGAAATCATTCGCATCCTTTCCCATTACCTTCTTAAAGATAGAGTTCTTATCAACTTCAGCTTTATTTCGTAGCGTATCTTCTGCGCCTAGAAAATCACTTATGGATTTACCACATTGGGCTAAGTCCCGACCATTCTGTACGGCTGATTTAATAACTCCGAAGGCAGCGTTTGCCATCGCAATTTCTGCAAGCACCGCCGTTCCCTCCCGAACCTTGGTTAGTCGCCATATACCCTCTGTCTTAACTCACCCCGGGTGACCCCGATGTCTTTGAGTTGTTTGTCAGTCATGTTCTGAAGAACATAATAGGCAGCTCTACGCTCCTGTGTACGAGCTATGGCTTTAAAGATTTTGTTGAACATAATTATCTCCATTGTTGATGTTCTATGGAGTTAATTATATCACACCCTACTAGGTGTTACTTCGGACAATATGGTATACCCGTTATGTGTTCTCGCCATCCATCTTAACAGGGATGCAAGAACCTACAGCAAAGACATTCCGTTCTCTAACAGTTTTTAGCTGCTTTCCGAGTTCTACATTGCAATCGCTTTCAGACGCCGTAATAACGGGGCGCACTGCATATCTGCAATCATAGGCCAAAGGGCCTATGCACATCAAAGCAACTGCAACGAAGTAGGTCACTTCTTCTTTTTCTTAGCGTAACCGCCGCCGTAGGCTTCCATCTCACGATCTTTGCGCTTCTTAGGCGCATCCATCTTATTGGACATCAAACCGCCGTTGTATGCCTTAACGCTGGCACCACAGTTAGCTTTTTCAATCTTCATCTTCTTCATCTGGTATTCTCCATTAAACGCAGGGCTAGGTTGATATCTTCCTTAACATCCTGCGGATCTTCGTGCAGATTTTGGGAAGTCGCATCGTCCATCCAGTAATACTCAGAGTAACCTCTAAATTCGTAGGCATCATCACTGTCTGTGATCATTCCTTCTTCAATGAGATACTTCTTCGTTTCTTTTAGGGATAGACGTATTCCGGTGTTTGCCTCGATGGCAGCACGGACATAGTACAAATTTACTGGGGAGGACATAATAGTGCCTTAATACTACAGCATCCTGTCTCTAACTATTATAACATATAGGCAATAGTTAGGTCAACATGCGAGTAGTAGCTATCGAATTCGCTTGCCAAGAAGCAAATTACATGTTAAAACTTATTTGGATGCGAAGCAGACAAATACCTATAGCATGGTCATCTGTTTATATACGGGGCGCTCGATAAGGGCGTCCTTTTTCGTTTCTAGCCAAGAAACAACCTTCCTAACCTCTTCCAGACTCGCATCGTTCTTAATCCGGTTCGCTCGGTTAGATATAATGGTTACATTCCCTCGGACATAACCCAATGATGGGTCCAATCTGTCTATAGAGGGGGCATGATCTACTACAGCCCGGGCATCAGCTAACCAATCCAACTGAATTCCTAAAACAGGGCAGTATAACGGGAAGGGAATCAGATCCTCTACCTCAATATCAAAAGGTATGTCTGAATCCTTGCATCTATGTTTAGCTGAATGCAGGTTCCAGCTCATTCTCTTCCGAATATGGTATTCCAACAGGTCTACCTTCGATACATGGTCTAGATCTTCTTCATTCCACATCTCTAGACCGCCCATCAAAAAGATCCTCTGCTGCAGATAGGCTATCTTCCATCTGTCCTGCTACTGTACGCATCTCTTCCGCTGATCGAGCCAGCTCATGGGCTATCGAATAAAGGGATTGATACATCTCAACACCAAACTCACGGTGTGTGTCTATCACTAGCTCAGTGACCGCCTCGAATGGTATCCGAACTTCAACAGGATCATCCTCATCACCCAAAAACATAAGGGTGACTAGGGTACATACCCCTTCATCATTAACTTCTATGTCATTTTCAAGGTAACACTGTATTGGTAGTGCTACATCCACGCCATTGGAATCCATAAGTACCTCTATCGCTGGCGCATGTCCGATCTAAACCGGAGAATAACGTCACATTAACCCACATATTGTACCCAAGTCAATAGCTAGGTGTTACATACGGTGCTCTCACCCACACTTTGTTGACATTTACAACCAATCTAATCCCAGAATAACCACGAGGGCTTTGACATTCCTGTAGGCTGGTCCATACCCCGGCTCCATTTACAGTGCTTAAATTCCAATCTCGGGTAGGGTTTGTATACGGATACGGGGTACCCCCCGGGTGGCACTCGCCCCGGCCCGGATCAGCCCGAAACCCGTTAAAAGCATGGCCGAAACCCCTTGTTTGTATGGTTTTGCTGGGATCGATCCCGTTTTATGTTGGCTGTTCTGTTAACTGTTAGTTATCAGCCCGGATAACACGCTGCAGCACCCTATCCCCCGGGGGTGAGGTGGCCGATTGCTGCCCTGCAGAATATCTTGACGGGATTATAAAACGGGCGGAGGCGTCCCGAGTGAGCACCAAACAAACACCGGCAGGAACCCCGGCCATATCTCGGCCCTGATCGATCACACGCCCGGGCATTGTCTCGGCCTCGATCCCATGCAGATCCGCCCTCGATCCGGGGCGCTGCTCCTGTGTGCCTCTGTGCTGCGTTTTAAGGGGCCATAAAGACACCCAGCTAATCCAACCTACCGGGCGGAATAGATCACCCCTCTGTGCGTGGCTC